TTAATTTAATTTAATAGAAAAATAAGTGGGCCAAATGGGACAGCAGCGACTTTTCCTTGAAATTGCAACGAAAAGTCGACATTGACAAGTGGGCCAAAAGTGGGACAGTGGGACAAAAAAGTGGGACAGTGTCCCAAAATGGGCCAAAAATGGCCCCGTAGTGGGTAATGAGACCCCTATCCTAGTGGGTAATGAGGCCCACTAAAACACCCTTTTGTCCCGTTTCTGTCCCAAAAGTGGCCCACTTTGTCCCACCCTGTCCCGGCAAAAAATGAGAATCCAAGTAGTATCTGCAGAGCGAGGGACCGTTTTTAGGCGATCCCCCGCCCTACAAATCGTCATGCAGCAGGCGGTGCTATCTCAGAAACACCTATGCGAATGTCATAACTATCGCACGGCATTCTATCCGCTTCGGTATTGAAGAAGCGCGAGAGGTACTCATGAACACTGCTCTTGGATTCGAATAACTGTTTCGCCTCCATTCGCAGATGGTTCTCCTTATAGCCTCGGATCTCAAGTGACCAACACCCGCCGTACTTTATCTGATCGATGTCCATCAACAACCCCTCTCAGAAGATCCGCAGAGTGTCGAGGTCTTCGAAGCACTCCACTTTAGTCATTCGGATGACGACATTCTTCTCAGGCATCATGCAGACCAATCCCTTAACATAGGTATCGGCCCTAGCACGATCTTCGAAAAATGCGTAGTAGTCGTAGCGCTGCTTGGTCTCTGAGTCGACCGTCGTGACATGGACCATCCACTCGGTGTTGAGGTCCTGTCCGAAAATATAGGTCTTGTTAGACATTGTTCTTCCTTCGATTGGCCGGGTTGTTTGGGCATTTGATGGTGTGTGTCTTCGGATAGATCCGCCCGCTCTTCGTACGCCAGTATTCCTGCCTGTCGTCCGGGTGTGTCTTAAACCAGTAATGATCCTGGCACTCACACTTGTCCGGCGGGGTAATCTCCGAAGTTAGGATTCCGTTTAGCGTCTCAGTGACCATCCTAGCCAGTACAGCATAGAAGAACGTCGAATCACTTTCAACGGCCTTGTCGATTACCCCTTGATTGTATAGATGGAAAGGCACGTGAATACGATCGTCGGCGAAACACTCGACTCGAACCTTGATATGCTCCCCCTCTTCGAAAATATCGACAGAGAAGTCCGAGAGCTCGTATCCGTTATCAGTCGTTACAGTCATTGGTCTTCTCCGCTTCTGCGTAGTCGCCATTCTCGAACATCTTCTCGAAAGTCTCCATCATCAGACGAAGCTGCAACATTTCGTCGTTCGGAATATAATCGTACTGGAACATCGAGACAGTGGTATCAGACTCACCGGCGTGCGCATCCTCGTGAGCCTTCTTAATAAGCTTAGCCGCGAGTTCACTCCTATGGAACGACATAAAGCGACGAATCTCGCCGTCCTTCCTACGACTCTCGACGAGAACACACCAGTAGTTTTCGGCAGGGTTGTAAACAACACAACTGGGCTTCATGGACATTTCATGCTCCTTTACAGGTTGTGCGCAAATATGCGCTCATTGAAGACGCCCTTCTCTTGGACGGCCTTCTGGATGGCAGAGTCTATTCCAGACTCAGAGAAAAAATAGAAGTAGTGGAGATCCGTGAATGGAGTGTTGATTCGGTCAATGCGACCTTCAGCCTGCTCCAGGATCTTCCACGAATAGTTGAGGGAGTAGAACACAATTGTGTCCGTCTCTACACAATTCCACCCCTCGGCGCCCGCGGTATACTGTACCAAATATACCCATGAGTCAGTAGACGGGATCGGCTCGTGATTGTGTCCGTTCCACTCAGCCACGGTGAATTCATCCCGCAACTCTAGCAGGATATCTCGCTCGTAGTTGAAGTTGTAGAACACAATCAGCTTCTTACGCTTACGCGCCACTAGACGAATATGATCCACACGAGACCTATCCGAGTTGACACACTTGCGTAAGCCGTAACAGACACCGGCAGCATTCCTATAAGGCTCCCCAGTCCATGGGTCCACACGCTTCTTAGCGATGGACTCGTATATCTCCTTGTCGTATTCCATAGGGATGTAGGACCGGTTACGCCTTGTATGACGTTCCGCCGGCATAGGGACGAGTATCTTCCTACGACGAGCCTCGAGAAGCCCTTCGTCTAGATACTTCTTTACCTTGGGGTACTTCGCGAATCGATCCCAGACGATGTGTCGTTCTGCGAACTCGGTTCGGTTTTTGTAATACCCATTGGCGATGAAGAGGGGTACATAGTCAAGCCAGACATCCCCCGGTGTTGCGCTGAGTAGGATCCATTGGTTATTCTCCGCAATCTTGAGGAAGCTCTTAACCCAGGTTCCAGACCCGACTACACGCTGCTCATCAAATATGAACACATTAAGACAGCAGTCTTCGAATTTCGAGATGTTGTTCCAACTCTCGATTATCACCTCTTCAAAGTCGGCACCGAGCGCAGCGAACTCACCCTCCCATTCGAGAGAGTCTCGCTTCCGCGCAGTGGTGATTACAATGATCTTGCTTTCATCCGCTTGAGAAAGGGCCCAAGAGGCTCCTACACGTGACTTGCCCGAGCCGACACCGCCGACTAGGACTTTGCCACTCTGTAGGAGCCCCAAGGCCTCTTCCTGGTGCGAATATAGTTTCGCAACCATTACTTCTAGAGAATCTCCTTCTTCAGTAAGCGGAGCACCACTTCCGCCGCATCCTTAGGAATGTGAGGATACATCTCGATCTTGACCGGGTAGTTAAACAACCCGTAGTGCACCTTAGCGATCCATTCCCACGCCAGAGGGTTCGTACCGTTAAGGATACACTTACCGCGATGTGTAGTGATCTCGACCCACTTGATCACCTTCACGTCTTCCTCATCCCCGGGCACCATCAGAATATCCCCGAGGACGGGACGCTTACCCGATAGGATCTCCTTCTTGAAGTCGGGAGGCGTCTGCTCCCGTAGAGGAGTGGAGAACGAGGTCTTGACTGTATCAAATCCGCGAATGAAGTACTCGCCAGCAAGCATTTGTAGGATACCTTTCGTCTAAATATAGTTCAACGAGCGCTAGACTCAGACTCGCTCAGGAGCTGCGAATCCGCGCATGAGCGCATCAGAAATGAGCTTACGCTCTTCGGGATCATCGAAGTCGGGGTTAACCATGACTTCCTTGGTCATATAGTTAACCTGCTTGATGCGGGCAACCCAGGAGTCACCATTGGTGATCTGACCATCGTAACCTGCGCTGAGCTTCTTGAGCTCGTAGTACACCGTATCCGTATCCTCCTTGAGTGAGAACTCGGTAGTGGGCGTACGGCCTTCAAGCTTCTCGACGGAGAATCGAGGATCGAAGGTCTCACCGACGATGCGACCGTTGCGGAAGTTAATCCGGAAGGTATAAGGCTGGTCATCGGCAATCTTGTTACCGACCGCCTTCTTCACGAGACCAACGATGTTGTCGTTGATCTTGCGCATGTCCTGTTCGTACTTCGTGAACTTGAAGATATCCTTATCACGAAGCATTACCTTCTTAACGTCTGCGGGGATCTTAGTCATCAGAGAGAATCCATTCCTTGCTCGCGGTTGAGCGCTGCCTTAATGGATGCCAGGGCAGCCGGCGTGATCTTCGGGTTGAACTCAGCGTGCTCAGCCCAGTACTTCCCCCTCTGATCCGAGGGAGTAGCGCCAGGCTCGTTCGCGTTACCTTCAACCTTGATGCGCATGATATAGTCGCCACCCGCATCGATCGTGGTATGCTTAGACGCATCCTCAGCCGAGGCGCCATTCTCGGCGAAGACAAGCTTCTTGGCGTTCCACATGTAGACCTCGGCCTTGGGATCGTCGGTGTGGAGCACGGTCTTATCAACCTGCTCACCACCAATCTCGCCATGGATCTCGATCGAGAAGCCCGTGTAGTCCCCGTCGATCGGGATGAATCCGTTCTTGATATTCACGATCGCCGTGAAGTTGTCGTTGTCGAACTTGGAGTTCATCGGATCCGAGAGGACCGCCTCGAGGTAACCCGCGATACCGAGAGCATCCACAGAGGACAGCTTCTCCTTCACCGGGTTAAGATCGTGCCAGGCCTGGTTGTCCGGCACCACAGTTTCGAACCAGTTAGCCATGAACTAGTTCTCCTTCCTTCTGTAGGCGGTCCCAGATGGTGTCATCCAGGCGCCGCCTTGTTTTGTTGACATCCGCCCGGGATCCTAAATATAGGTTGTCCAGAGCGTTGTTCCTAACGTCGCCATCGGTATGGCAGACGAAGGAATCAGTGGGCCACCTCTTGTAGAAGGCAGCCCAAACAACCGAGGCGACAGTCTTTTCAGACGCCCTCCCGGAAGATTTGTAGAGTCTGACGTAGAGCGTCTGACCATTCCTCGTGAAGGGTCGTAACGCTACGACAGAGTTGATCTTTCGAACATCCCCCAGACGATTAGCCTCGTACTGTGGGAAGTTTGGTACCCGTGCCCAAATGTCTACATCATCGAGCATTGCAGCAACTCCTAACGACGGGGGCAGGCCACACACAACCCACCCCCGTCAGGAATGTTAGACGTCCAGATCTGCGTACTTAGCAGCGAACGTCGAGGTCTCATCATCGACCGTGATGTAGGCCTCCTTAAGATATGCAGAGATACCCTTGTTACCGTTGAAGTCGTAGACGTGCGGGGAGATCACGACATCGGCCGTCTTGATCGTAACGCCGTCCAGCGAACCAACAGTCTCTTCAGACAGCAGGACCTTGCGACCACCAGTGATCATCCAGATCGCCGGCGGACGGAAGTCGAATCGGACCTTGACTGTGATGTACGGCTTCTCGGGATCCGGATTGCGGTCCTTGTCCTTGCCGTACTTGATGTTCCAACCGTCATTGACGAGATCGTCCACGAGATCCAGAGGGATCGCGACGGAGAACTCACGACGACCTTCCTTGTTGTAGCGCGAAGCAGCTCCGGAGAAGTTCAGGAAGAACAGCTTACCGTTCTCGATGCAGATATCAGATGCCATGGTTTGTTTCCTTTCTAAGCGACGAATTCGTCGAAGTTGATGAATTGTTCAATGGCTGCGCGCGCTTCGTCCGCGAGCGCTTCAGAGTAAGACGTATCGACGTCCTGCTCCAGGTGTAGGTACTTGACTACCTCTGCTTCCTTCCAGAAATATCCCTTAGTACCCACAACGGCGTCCTTGATTTCGCCGTCCTTGTTCTCCCGAAGGAGTTCACCGCCACCCCTGTCTGGCTTGATCGGTATGAATGCACCAACTCTACCGACGAAGTGAGGCTCCCCATCAGGGAAGCGCAGATACATGGCGGTCTGTACCTGCTTAGTCTGGACGTAGTCCTCGAATTCAATCGGCTCTCCGGAGAAGAGCTTCTTGAATACGTAGGGCTCCTGGAACTGCTTGCCGGTAGCCGTCCACCACTTACCGTTTTCGGGGAACGAATACTGGGCGATATAGACGGCCTTGTTCACGAGAACCATCTTGGCATAGGTGGCCTCGTGTTCGAAGGTATACCCGTATCGCTGACCGAAGTCCATCACCTTCTGAATATCATCAGGCGTGGCCCCCGGAATCTTGATCGAGTCCGTCTTGATGTGCGCTACTGTCAGACCGAGCTCATCCTGCACGTAGTGCTTGAGATCGATCATGAAGAGCGCCCCTCGCTTAGCGACGATGTTGTCGATGTTGCGAGGATCATATGCAGGGTTGTCGAACTTTGCGCTCGTCAATCCGTACATAGAGTTGATAGGAAGCTTGAGTGCAGTTCCAAGCTTGTCCAGATCGTGCTGCTCGGCGATAGACAGGAGCCTACCGTCAAACAGCTTACCAAGAGCGTCCATGTCCTTATGCTTAATCGCGATGCGAGCTTGCTTAAGTTCACTGTACTTCTTGGTGTAGGGTCCGAAGAGGTTAAGCTCCTCAATAGACGTCGGATGCATAGACGCGACATCTAGGAGCACAACATCTTCGTAATAACCGGGTTCGGAGTATACGTAGCCTCCCTCCCCGGGGTCTTCTCCACGATAGGAAGATCCCTTGAATTTATCGAAGGTGTATCCTGGGAAGATCGTGGATAGGTCTGTGTAGACGAACTTGCTCTTGTCGGGCCTCCGGTCTTTGCCGAACACCAAGGCGCATGTGTGCTGGTTGGTCGTGTCATTGACAGATAGGCCAGAAAGCTCAGCCAGAATCTGTCGGGCACCCCAATCATCACTAAGGTGATTAAACACAGCTTCAGTCGCCTCGACATCGTTCGCGCAGTAATCACCCGCGGTTTCCCAAAGCTCCTCAGGAACGGGCTTGTCCCAAGGAAGACCAAGCTCCTGGTGATGAATTCCAAGTTCAATCTCCCACTTCTTAAGAGACTGCTTCTTTGTCGAGAAGTCGTAAATATCCGTGTAGGACATAGAGTACGCTTCTCGGAAAGTAGCGTTTGCTTTGTTCTCGATGATTCGCTGAGACTGCTCGAATAGTTCCTCATTAGAATATCCGAGCGACGCAGCGTACATGATGTGGTTGTCGTACTTACGGTTGTTGAACCCGATGAGTCGGAGCTCCATCAGCTTCTTCACGTCTTCAGCAGACGGGTTGAAGAAACGTCGGACCGGCCCCCCGGGATACTTGTAACAGACAATGAAGAGGTTAGGAAATACCTCGACGTCGAAGAACGCAATAGGTCCGTCTCCGTCTTCCTGTACTTCCATCCTGTCTTCGGACATGAAGTGCATATCCTGCACAACCTTCAGACACCGCTCAGCCTGATTAGTAGACTTAGCGGCGAAGGACGTCACAGCGTTCTTAGCATCAGTCACATCGTACGTGATCCCAGACGAATATGCATTATCCAGGACCTGCTTGATGAAGTCAACGCTAGGCGCCGTTGCAGAATGCACTTCCTTACGGAGCGCTTTCGCAATGAGAGCACGAAGGTGGTTCTCATCCTTAACGTGCTGTTGGTTGATCATTCGCTTTGCTTTCTCGGGCAGTTTCTGCACATAGTCTGCGATTTCCAGATCATTCGCGAGTGAAAGTCGTCTGCGCAGGGCAGACTTTCCTCGGAAGCGCTTGATCTCGATTCCCGGCGAATACTCGGCAACGGTATCACCAGTACCAGTGTATCGGTAGATGAGGTGTATTCCTCGACCACTCTTCGAGACTTCCGCAAACGTCGGAGGCCAAGTGCTAGCAGCGCGAAGATTAAGATTGAGGTCTTTTTCACCGTTCTCTCCTTTCAAATCGAAATCGATGACAACATACTCTTCAGGAAGCCTGACGTAATGTTGCTTCGACACATCGATGTCTTTGAGTGTAGTCGTGACTGAGTCCCAAGGTTCTTTGGGTGTTCCTTGAGCGGATGCGTATTGTGCCGGCTGGTTTTCGAAAATATCATCGAAAGCGGTGTGATCCATAGACTTCAGATCAAGCCATGTATCATCCTCAACCGGATTGGCGACAAGAGCCCCCGATTCAAAGAGCTCTGTCCTGAACCCAGAATATACATTCCTTTGACGAGTACCGTTGACTCTGCAGCGTTCATGGAACTCGTTGAAGTAGTGCTTCACCTCGGTCCGGAACTTATGCTTAGGCATGACCCAATTAAGGCCAGAAGCCTCAGCGTAATTCCTATACTCCATGTAGGCAGATGCAAGTGTGACGAACTCTCGAGTAGAGTAGTCGTCATACATCTCGAACATGAAGTTGTAGACGGGGTTGGTCTCGCCCATCATGACTGACGTCCTGTAATCCTTATAGTAGTCAGGGCCCAGACTACGATAGACGGAAATACAGTGATTGGCGATAGCCCCGAGCTCCTCAGAGACCCCCGACATGATCTTACGATACTCCCCGATAGGAATGCGCCTATTAGACGGGTAAATATCGATCAGTCGTCGAGGGATACCGGAGTTCGAATCGGTGATCTTGACGGGGTTGTTCGATGCCATGAGCAGCATCGTAGAGATCCGCACTGGACGAGGTTTCTTGAATTTCTCGTTAACCAGCTGGATTTCGTGAGAGATGATGGAGTTAAGACGAGTGTTGGTCTCGATCTTACTCAGGTCTCCATCGTGCTCCACTGCAACTAGAGGATCGTCGGCAAACGCAGACAACGCGAAAGCATTGCTACGCTGAGCCAGTGCTTCGGAATCGAACGCCGTAGCGTAATCTCCGAAGAGAGACTGCATGATGTTGAGGATCGTAGACTTACCCGAACCAGGCTCACCGTAGAAGACAAGGAACTTGTCAATCTTACGGCAGTCGCCAGTCAGGATAGCCCCAATACCCCATTCAATCTTCTCTCGCTCCTCAGGGTCGTAGAGCGTGTCTACGAGCTTGTTCCAATTCACAGGCTCGCTATCAGACAGAGAATACGGAAGCCTGAACGACGCGTAATCTTCCTGTCTAATAGGTGTGTCCGCAAATATAGGCTTGCGATCGAGAGGGTGATCGGTATCGACCATGTTCTTAGTCCATAGACGATACCTCTTCCATACACCATCCCCGTCTCGTCGACAGAGTCTAGGAAGTAAGTTGATATGACGCTTCGCAGCGTCTTCGACGTAAGCAAGGACATCAGAGTCGATCAAGTCAATGATCTTGTGCTCTCTCTTAGTCCAAAGCTCAGTGTCGGGATCCCACACAGCAACGAACTCGCCCCTGTTAATCATGATATCTCGAGAATATCCGTTGATAAAATCAGGGGCCGCAGCGAGCTGTCCGGCCTGTCCTCGAACCGGAGAGGTTTCGATGCTATAGAAATCCATACTCACCTCCTTTCTAGTGATATGGATCGTAGTGGTTTGCCCAAATAATCATCTGGTCTCGTAGGGGTGTCTCTAGCATATCGGCGCCCGGTACCCTGAATAGACCACCAGAACCATTCCGCTGGTACGTCCTATACATCACGGTCTCCGCGCTATCGAGAGCCCGAGCATACAACTCGGGACCGTAGAACATGGAGTCGACCGCATCGGACACCCCCAGGTTCATCAGGATGGACCGAGTGAAGTCCGCTCGATCCTGGTACACCATAGCCGTTAAGGTATCCGTCAGGGAGACAAATACCTCAAGGAAAGACACCGGGCCCTGCCTCGGAGTGTCGCGATCAAATTCATAGGCGTATTCATCCCGCATACGGAGGGCTTGTTCAGCCTTGTCTCCATCCTCAGGAATATACCACACGAACTCGATCTCGTCCCACACCGAAGCAAGGCCGCGATAATCGCTAAGACACCCTCGCTGGATCAGCCAGGGTAGGTACATCATGGTCAGATCTTATCCCAGATCACACCGTCGACGTTGAAGTCGATGACGACGTTGGAGTGAAGCGACTTGCGCTCATAATCGGGAACGCGGTAGACCGAGCCCTCAATATCCCCGAACGACACGTAGCCGTCTCCATCACCGTTCTTGAGCCATCCGACGAGGGCCCCCTCCTTCATGCGGGAGAGGCCGAGCTGGTCGAAGACCTCGTTGAGGAAGAGGTGACCCTTCTTGTTCAGTCGACGGTTCGCCCACGCCTGAATCTCAGTGAGGTTCATCGTGGTGTAGTCTTCGTTAGGATCCCACGCTGTCGACGACGTCTCAGAAATAACCCGAGCGTACGGAGAGCACTCTCGGACCATCGAGAGGACTGCATCCAGAACGTCGCCAGCATCGTTAGGATTATCGCTTGCGAGAATCTCCTCGGCAGTCTTCCCGTAATTAGGAAGCTTCGGAGCCACGATCTTGTCGACGGTCTCCTTGCCCAGCGTGTCCACCATCTTCGCCTTGTAGTTGTCGAATGCATTCTGAATCGTAACACACGCGGCACTCAGAGCGGCCAGACGCTTACGAGAGATGCTGTTGGAGAAGTAGATGAGAGCGATCGTCGTACCGCCGATAATCACCGTGGGGGCGATGTGACGGGCAGCATCGAGAGCGAACGCAATACGGTTCTTACGCTCGATAGCGGGGACCTGCTCGTCGGGGATCTCATCAGCTCGATCCTGGCAAGCCTTGACGCGCTCGAAATTGCGGTACTCGACGTCCTCGAAGGTACGTCCAGCTCGCCACGCCAGAGCAGAGGTCGCGACAACGCCAATGGAGGCGCTGACACTAAGGATTGTGGGAGCGTGCTTAGAAACACGACCGATAGCGGTATAGAAGAGAGTGCTGACAGACATCAGACTTGGCTCCTTTCGAAAATATAAGTCACTTGATGGGTTCCGGGGAATCCGAAACGATGATCCAGCCATCACGGGAGGATCGGAGTTCAAACGCGTCGAGGGTAGTCCACCCCCAACGCTCGTCGGTGTACTTGGGTTGAATACCGACAGAAGAATATAGAGCAGCGACAGAAATCTGGCCATAACGCTCGATGGTTTCCGCCAGATACTCAATCACCTCAGTTGCGTCAGACTTAGTGTCGAAGACGAGATCGTCAACTCGAACGCTGCTCTGACGCACAGCTCCGCGAGGCTCCAAATATCGAACGTTATTAGGAGTGCCTCGGGTGTAAGTCGTACGGGACGATGACCCATACGACGTGTAGGTGCCGCTACGCCCACGATTGACGTCGACGGCACCGTAGAGAAGCTGCTGAATACCCTGCGTCACCATGTCAGTGATAGCGTTCTTAGCAGCGGGGATCGCGACATCGATCACGAGGTGGTTAGCGATGTCAGGGAGATCGTTAACGAAGAAAGTCTTGAGAGCCTCCTTGATAGGGCTCGACTTACTCACCTTCGCCTTGGCGATAACCTTCGTTTCCTTCTTGGCCGGGGTGGCCCCCTCCCTGGACTTATCAGAGTTTCCAGGGAAGGAGCCGGACGAAGGTTCGATGGGAACCACGTCAGCCATTGTTAGCCTCGACAATCGCTCGGAGCTCACCCGGAGTCTTGCCGGGGTTCTCGTCGATAAGCTTCTGAGCCTTCTCCATGATGTCCTTCGGGAAGAGACCACTCATGAACTTGTAAGCGAACTTCTCATCGTGGATGAGCAGGTCCAGAAGGGCATCAAACGCCGGAGAGATCATGAAGGACCTAGTCTCCGACTCATCCTTGATGAATCGACGACCGTCAGCGCTTCGCGTACCGTACGAGCAAGCGATGAATTCCTTCATGAGCTCGTAGGCATCAGTCGCGGTGCCGTTACCGGAGGTGACTCGAGCGAGCTTCAGAGACAGCGGGTAGCGCTTGAGCTCCATGTCGGTAAGTTCGCTCTTGGAGAGGTGGAAGTAGAGCTCCTCGTCGACTGTTTCGCCGTCGAAGTTTTCGTAGGTGACCTTGATAGTCTGCATGTTACTTGGTGTCCTTTCGGGAGATGGAGTAGATACCGACGCCAAGAAGCGCCAGCAGGAGTGCCAGAGCACCGGTGATTGCAGCCGATGCACCAGTCTTAGCAAGCTTAGGCTGCTCGCTAGCCTTGGGGGTAGCCGGGGTAACGTTCTGCTTCGGAGCCGGAGTGGTCGCACTGGGCTTAGGAGCAGGGGTAGTCACGCTAGGCTTGGGGGTAGGAGTAGAGGTGGAAGGAGCGGGAGAGGGCTTCTCCGAAGGCTTCGGGGCCGGGGTGGTCTCGGAAGGCTTAGGAGCAGGAGTGGTCTCAGAGGGCTTAGGATCGGGCGTAGAAGGCGTGGTGGGGGTAGGCTCAGGCTTCGTAGAGCCATCACCGTTGGTGCCGCCACTAGACTTTACCGTGGCAGTGGATTCCAGCTTCATGCCGTTAACCTCGGCGTGGTTTGTTACACTAGTCTGGCCTTCGGGGACCACCGTCGCATCGGGTGGGAAGACGATGCAGACCTTAGAGCCCTCGGGGGCCACAAACTTGATCGTGTTCTCGTCTACCTGGGTGGCGGTGATGATTTCGGTCGTGCCCGGGTCCCACGTATCGGACTTGGCACATTTTGCCGACGCGTTGAGGCGGGTGTCGAAGTCCTTAACGGTGTATTCAGTGCCACCGTTAACGATCCATTTAATACCCCAACCAACAGTACCATCACTGTTGGTCCACCCGAACTTAAGGTTCTCCGGGCGGGCGTATTCATAATGGACGGGGCCATCGCAATCGTTTGTGCAGACCCCGGTTCCATCAGCGTCACCCCAGACAATCTTCTTGTCTGCCTTGCCATTCAGGACGATCATACCTTCGGTCGTACCGATGGCAGCGTCCTTAAGACGTGCACGAGCCCACCAGGTACCCTTCACATCGGTCTTATCGGCGTAGGCGGGAGGGACCGCGGTGACCTCACACGTGATGGTCATCTCGGTGGCGTTACATTCTCCGATCTTCGTCCCGTCATCGAGGACGAACGGGAATGATGTATTCCATGCAAACGGGGGTTCTCCGTTTACGGGCTCCGTAGAAACCGTGAAGAACTGGCCAACTGCCAGTTTCTCGACGGACCAGGTGCCGGCAACGGCGACCTCAGAGCTTGTCTGACGAGATGCACTGGTCACCTTGGTGATCTCTGCATGGATTCGCTGAGAATCCTCAGCAATTGCCGGATGGATCATACCTCCGACGATAACGGCTCCGAGGCCGAGGGATGCGAGAACTCGTTTCATGGTAGTGTCCTTTCAGGGTTTTGTGAAAGCCTATAACCCGTGTTTGGGTTATAGGTGAGAATATGGTAGGTCAGCTGTTCAGACCAGGAGAGAGCTTCCCATTGCGAGTCTTGATGTCTTCGCTCCAAGTGCTAAGCTCGCTGAAGAGGGCCGTGAGCGGGTCCAGATTTTCATCGTAATTGTCAGCGAACTTGATAAGTCGCTCCAATTCGAGTTTCATCTGGCGCTCCGCTTCAGCCTTCTTGCGGCGCTCATTAGAGAGGTAAGCGAAGTAGCCAAAGGTGACTGCGCAGAGAGTGGGGAGAGCGATACGGTAGAACATAATGAGTCCTTTCATAGGGGGTTGGTTCTCATTATATCCTGTGTATTTTTGAAGCCCTATACACCATGTAAGGTGTATAGAGGGAGAATGTCTCAATTCTTGGATTTCTTGAGTTGCTTCTTCCGAAGACGGTTGGGATCTAAGGCAGAGCACATGCCGAAGAAACCAAGCATGAATCCGAATGCGAACATAGTGGGGTCCTTTCTTGAGGGTTAGTTCTCATTATAGGACGCGTTATTTTTACTCGGCCAGGTTTCCGGTGGGTCAGTGTACTCTATTGGCTCGTCGGTGAATGTGACCGTATTGTTTTTGGTCACAGCTCTTCAACCGATCTTGAACCAGTTAGGTTGCGGAGCAGGAATGATTGCAACCTTAATCGCGGGAGAGCCGCTATCTGTGATAACAGGCGTGAACTGAGGTTCGATGGTCTTTCCTCCTTCCCATCCGAGCTCGTCGCCAACATCGACAGGGCTCAGATTGATCTGGGAGTAGAAGTCGTTCAGAGGGCAGGCGCCGTAGTTCAGAAGGTCTTCCGAGATGTTATTGCAGTACTTTCGAAGAAGCTCAGGGGTCGACCGAAAGCGTCGACCAGTGACAGCGTCCACACAGAGCACCTGCTCGTCACCGAAAATGACCATAGTGCTGTCGGGAAGCTTCTTGGTGGCTACTTCCTTGTCCTTTTCGGTAGCGCCCTCCTTGAGGACCTTCACCTGTTCGGCCATACGGCTCCTGAGCTCGGAGAGATCGAGCTGGGAGACCGAATATGCGGCCGCTAGGGCCTGGTACTTCTTCTCAGTGGCTCCGTGGAGCGCAACGATCGAGAAAATGGTCGTACCGAGGGAAAGTGCAGCCGGGACGTAGCACTTCCAGTTTCGCTTGGCGAAATCGAGGAGGTTATCCGACTTACCAGCGTCGACCTGGACGGCCTTTGCATGGCATCGACCAGACGTAATCGCGGTAGCCACAGAGCTGGCGATACCGAGGCCAGTGATGAAGATTTGGGGGTTTGCCTTACACCAGTTAAAGATGCCCTTGGCGATGTGCTTGAGATTCATGGTTGGATGCTTCCTTTCAAAGGATGGGGTTCTCACTGGGAAATATTCAGTTGTGTGTCACTTGTTCTGGTTGTTGCGGTTGCGGTATTCCTCGACGTACTTCTCGAGCTTCGGGCCGAAGGCCTTGAAAAGGAGGAAGCCGACAAAGCCGGTAGCAGCAATCTTGCCGGTACCGCCGCCGAGGATCTTGGTGATCGCGTTGATTATCATCATGAAAGCGAAGAAGGCGAGTATGATGATGAGCATGATAATGGTGCCGAAGGTTTCCATTGTAGTTTGCCTTTCAGAGAGAATTGATTGCGAAGAGGAGATCGCGGTCGATGATAGATTCCGCTCGAATCGGGATGAAACGAGCATCTGCCCCAACATTGATGGATGGGACTGAGAGGTAATCAATAGTGCTGAGACTCTTGTCTACAATGACAAAATTCTTAGCGAATGCAGTCCTATCCGCCGAGCTAGCCACGCGGTAAGGAACTACGGCGTATGAGACTTCAGGATCATCAGCATACTCACGATGGATCATGACGAGATCCCCGTAGGAGTTCCTGAATTGGACGTCTTCATGGTTACGCGGATATCCATAACGCATATGCACGGGCTTCCCCGGAATATACTTCTCGATGAAGATGCCCATTGCAAGCATCTCCAGCTTATTAGCCGGGAAGGGATGACTGCAGTAGGGAGAGATCGACACAATACCACCCGGAGGAACTGTAGTGTCAACCTCGTCGATGTTGTAGACCTTACGCTTGATCATGATATTGCTCCTTTTCATGAAAAAGCCTATACACCATGTAAGGTGTATAGGTGAGAGTAATCTCAGAGGAAGATGTCACTCTTCCGAGTCGGAGTCCGAATCGCCCTTGCTCGTGAACGACAGGACAGTGAGTCCGCCGAGAAAGAGTGCGACCGAGCCAAGGGCAGCAGCCTTAGCGACGGGGATACTCTTCTCAGCGAAATCGCTGATGCGGTTCATGAGAGGGGCCTTCTCGGGGGTCTCTTCGATTTCGGTAGACTTGGACATGAGAGTTCCTTTCTTGAGGGGGTTAGTTCTCATTATAGGAGGAGTATTTTTTGCGGCAGCAGTCCATAAAGCCTATAACCCGTGTTTGGGTTATAGGTTTGAGGTCAACGGTTGAACGCTTTGTCCAATGCGATCTTCACGACGGTGTAGGCGCCGATCGCCGGCAGAATGAACATGATGATGAGAGCGTAGACGGGGATCATCTTCCACTCAAAGGTATCGGTCCAGATCAGGATGATCTTCTGATCGATATCAAATGCGTGGAGAATAGCACCGAACGCACACCAAAATGGCATGACGATGATGGCACCAACAAGGAACGTGATGATGGTAGACATAATGGGTCCTTTCATAGGGTTGGTTCTCATTATAGTCTACGTAAAATGTGTGAAAGCCTATACACCATGTAAGGTGTATAGGTGAGAGCTCAGTCTTCCTTTGTGGGGGGTTCGAGCTGAATGCGAAGATCCTCGAAGATGAGCTGGTTAGCGAACTTGCGCGTCATTTCGTCCTTGGAGGTGAAGGAGAGCTTGAAGAGTTTCTTGTAGTACTTCTTCTGCCACTCCATTCCGTACGAGGCGGAAAGGGCGAAGATGCTGAATGCGCCAGCAACAACGTAAGAGAGAGGGATCTTGACAGACATGGTGGTGTCCTTTCAGGAGGGGTTGGTTCTCATTATAAGGCGCGTTATTTTTGCGAGCGAAAAGCTTATAACCCGTGTTAGGGGTTATAAGCGAGATAGATATCTCAGAGGGGGCAATCGACGAGATGGCGGATCTCATCTTCGGTCTCCGGAGAGACATCGGAGGATTCGAGTAGCTCGAGCAAGGTGTCAACTCGCTTGTGATAGACGCCCTGCAAGTAGTCGCTCGCGGAGGCGATAGCCTTCTGAGCAGCATTCCTTGCAATTCGGTCTTCGTTTTCAACGAGTTTGAGGATGCCGAGTCCGACAATACCTCCGGTGGCGATGGAGATAGCGTAGATGGATCCGATGATCATGTTGGTCTGATTGAACATGGTTGTTCCTTTCTTGTAGAGAGTAATCATCTCATTATAGGGCAAGTTTTTTAAAGCCTATACACCATGTAAGGTGTATAGGTGAGAGATGTCTAAAGGTGGAGAGATGTCCTTTAGACCCTATTAGATCGGGGTTGCTTTTCAGCTGAACATGCGTGCGTAGTAGAACACGGTAGAGACAGCGAAGAAAGCGATACCGACGATGGCGATGAGGGTCTGGGTGAACATGGTAGTTCCTTTCTTGTAGAGAGTAATCTTCTCATTATAGGAACTGTAAAATATGCGCAAAAGCCTATAACCCGTGTTTTGGGTTATAGGTGAGAGCTGTGAATCTGAGGATGAAGTCACTTCTCGGTGACATCACTCACCATCCACAAGAAGCTCAGCGTACGCAGAGCGAAGGTTGGGGTCAGAGAGCACGATCGCGCGCAGGTCGTTGTACTTCTCCTTGATCGAACGAAGTTCGTTGAGTTCTTCAGCAGCCTTCTTTTCCTTGGGAAGGTTGATGAGTCCCTTAACGAAATCGGTGATTCCGGCAAGAACAAACGCCGCGAGCATCAGTGCACCGACCGCGACAACGATCGTAAGGATACGGAGGTTCTCGGGGGAGATGTAGTAGACGTCAAGCAGACGAGAGTAGGTGAACATTTTTGGTCCTTTCATAGAGGTTGGTAGTTCTCATTATAGGACGTGCAGATTTTGTGCATAAAGCCTATAACCCGTGTTTGGGTTATAGGTGAGAGCTGTGTGTTGAATCAGTCTTCAGACATGCTGAGTCGGTACACAGCATTGCTGAGATACGCCTGAGTGTAATCGGATTCGCGCACGACCATTTCATGAGCGACCACGATATGAGTGCGAAGCGCATTGTTGCGAGCCATGAGCTCGTGAATGGCTTCGTCCTGCATCTTGCAGTGGGCATTCATGAAATAGAGGATGATCGAAACGATCGCGAGGGCGATGATAGCAACGCTGAGAGCGATGTAAACAAACATGATGAGTCCTTTCATAGAGGTTGTTAGTTCTCATTATGCTCGTTGTAGATTTTGCGAGAAAAACCTATAACCCCAGTTTTTCTGGAGTTATAGGTTTGAGGAGAGTTCTAGCGACGGAACTTCAGCATTCCGAATGCCTTCGAGGCGAGGACGTGAGTCTGCTCGTAATTGAGCACGGCGAGGAGACCCAGCAAATAGACAGCTCCGTTGGCGATAGTCTCCGAAGAGGGGATCAGCTTCTGCTTAAGATCTGAATCTTTAGCGAGCCGATGCAACCTTTCGAGGTTACCGACAGCGGTAGTGTATTCATTTGTGGAGGGGTCTTCCCCGCCGAGCCAATTAAGAACTTCGTTCTCGAGGTCCTCGTGTTTGTAGAGGCGTTCGACGTTGGGCATGAGATGCTCCTTTCTAGTGAATATATCTCACTATAGCCCGTGTTTTTATTAGTCTGAAGTCCCGGAAGGCTTCGTGACTCTCATAGTGATCGTGTCGCCATCATTAAGCTTGGAAGGCTCTGCTGGGAAATCAGCGTAGACTTCATCATGCTTGGTGACGACGAGATCTCCGTCGACCGGCGGGGTATAGTTATTAGAACTGACCTTGAGACCAGCCCCGATAAGAACACCCAGCGCCGTGATGGTAGCCGTGACCTCATTGGTGTAGGGAATTCCCCACACCATACCAACGGTGTTGACAAACGTTGCCAGTGCGGGAACCCACAGCAGAGCAACGTTCTTGAGCGCATCGTAGTGATGGTTCTTCATGATTCTTTCCTTCCGTCGCTACCTTTAGGTAGCATTGGGAGATCTTCGACCTCTTCGAAGATCCGTCTACCCAATCCATTACCGCCCATTTCGACATACGGCTTATACAAGTAGTTGTAAAAGTCGTCGTACTCATCAATTAGGATATAACCCCTCTCGATGTAGTACCGTCCGAGCGTTATGATTTGTGAACGAGCCACTCCAATGAGAAGATCATCCTCGGCATGGTGCTTGATGGATCTGGCTTGAAGCCAAGCCCAGATGCCCGAGCCGCCAAGAAGCGCCGAACCTAAAGGTAGGAGGACTTCGATAAGTCTTCCTACATCCATTCTCCCGTGACGTCCCTCCCATCTTTGTAGAAGTGATCTGGTTGGACTTTGACTGAATAATTGGTAATCTGACCGCCGCTGATAGTTCTACTAATGACATAACCCGTTACATACATACCGAGAGCAGAGAACGACACAGGTCGACCGATAGTAAGGTTCCCAAAATTTTCTCCAGAGAGATTATCGACTTCAACAACCGACGTCTTTAACTCCCCCGTCTTAATTCCGATAGTAATAGGACCCCATTGTTTTTTGGAGTCACCTTCAATACCGGTCTCGTATCGGTAGGGTCCCGAGTACTCATGGTTGTCAAACATGTACGCATGGTTCTGCCTCCATGTTCGAATATTACCCCTAGACGATACCTTGTAAGAACCAGAGTCCAAGGTATTCTTAATAGTCCAGTGAGTTGGATTTTCAGGGAGTCTCCTTGTGAAAGAAGCCCTAAGAAAACCAATACTTCCGATAGAAGTAGCCGCGTTATTATTGTCCAAGTTTACGATGTTGACATGAACTGGAGTGGTTCCAGTTTTAGACGGACTAATACCGACTGTAGAAGTCAACGCGTAGTTCTTGCCTGCAATAGAATCACAGACAGCGTCATATACAGACGTTGAAGGATCTACATCTACGGTATTATATTGACCGTAAGGTGTTACTGGAACCCAATCGAACCCCATTCTTTGGTTTGGAGTCAGATTCATCCAATCGAAGAAATCACCATATACTTTCAGATCGTAAAATACGTTGAAAGTGTCTCTCTTACTATAATGTGACCATGTTCTACGCTTTAGAAACTCCCAAGCCGAAATACAGTTAACTTCTACAACGCCGTTGAAATCTGTAACTACAGACTCGACCACGAAAGCCAGGTTAATAATCGACTTAATGGTAATTAGACTTCCGGGTGGCGGAGCATTTAAATCAGTAGATCTAAATTTCAGAGTCGATGTCTTGAGCTCCTGGTTCATCAGAAGATCGAACACATTGTAAGTGTTAAACTGTGTAGTTCTAGGGCGATGAACCTGTACTGTAGTTGGCATTGTTTACAGACCTCGCTTAACTTGTACGAATCTGACCCACGCTCTAGTCATTCCATAATAAGTAGAGACTTGCCCTCCGAAGGTGCCGTAAGTATCTAGTATTTGCTTGACCTTATCAATACTAAACATTGGGTACGCTTCGGTTATGTACGCGTAGGAGGTAACGCTATTCGCCCCGCCTCTAAAATCGAAATTTTTATACCCGCTACTAGATTTGGTTAGCCATGCTTCGGCATTTTTATTCGGATCTTCGTTCTGGACATAGATCTTATAAGGAAATTTTGGAATGTCGATCGTCCAAGCCCGACCTTTGGGTACCTTGGGAAAACTCAGAGCTAGACCTTCGATGTCACCATGAACATCTAGCTCTCTAAGACGATTGTAGATCTTATAAAACTGCTTGGTAAGATCATTTGACGAAGTGTTTCGTATACCGTAGTAAAAATCAAGTGTTGGACCTGTTAGAAATGGCTTTTTCGTCGAGATAGTGAATTCGATCTTTGCCGGGTTTTCCGAATAACTGTATTTAATCTCTCGGATGACGCAGTCCTGAGTCCATTCAGACGTAGGTCTTTCGGAAAGCTCAGCTGTCGCCACCTCTCCAACTACCTGGTAACCGATACTAAAACCGGGGATATCAGTATCGGTTATAGTTACAATAGCGTTTCTTGCTGCACTTCCAAGGAAGCTTATAATCGACTCGGGGGTACGCTCGGTGAAAGTTACTACCGGCGTAAGGCGAACGTTAATATCGATGGTCGATGACTCAACGCTCGTAAGATTACCGTCGGTAAAGCTGTAACTAGTCGTTTCACCGAACGTACCCTCAACGAGTTGCGCCACCCATCCCTGTTGAATGACATTGAGATCGAGAATCAGATCCTTACCATCAGTATTTGAATGGATTTTAATTCGTGAGATGGGCATAATGATCACATCCTTTTCATGCGGTCAATCTGGCGTTCGGTCTGACGATAGATCTCGTTCAAATCGAGCGCCTTAGGCGACGTGTTGTACTGGTTGAAGACCGTTGGGGTCTGGTTGTTCTTCAGTTCCTCGCGAAGCGCTCGGATCTCTTGCTGCATTTGGCTGCCATTTTGAACCGATGAACCAATAACAGACGCGTGAACGCCGCTGAGTTCTAGGTCGCGTAGGCTTTGGATCTCAGACGTATCGACTGTAGGCTTAATTACAGGCGAATAATCCATGTTGACATCCATTGTATCTAGGATCTTCTCCGAGATATCCTTCAGGTCTCGATAGACCATATCCTCATTATCTCCGAGGCCCTTAGACATACCCAGCATCATAAACTTCGCGACTTCGGCAAACTTCCTCGAAGGAGAGTGGATGCCGAGGAAGCTCTTGACAGTATCGAGACAGCTACTCGCAAGGTTACGCATGAGGTCGAGGACTGCGTTCTTTGCGCTGTTAATGCCTCTCTTGATACCATCGATGATGTTAGTACCGATAGACATGGCATGGCTGCCGATATCCCCGGCTACGGCGTTAACATCACCGAAGATGAAATTCTTGATGCTTGTGATGAGCTTACTAACGGCTGCCTTTAGCTCGGGACCACGCTGATCAATTGCGTTCGAGAATGCATTGATAAACGTGATAAGAGCGTTGAACGCCGCGTCGATGATTCCAGCCGCCATACTAGCCATACCGGTCAACCATGCGTTAATGAGATTAACTCCGGCTGTGACCATCTGTGGGATGTTCTCGGCAAGCGTATTGATGATGCTGATAACCAAATTCAGAACGAATTGGAGTACCAGCGGAGTCAATTGCTGGAGGAAATCAAGAATCGAGGTTAGCCAGGAGAGCAGGTGAGCTGCGAATGTAGGCAGGTATCCATCGATAGCGGTGAGAACCATGTCGAGAATCGTAAAGAGCCTTACGAGAATTGTAGGCATGGCTTGCTGGATCTGGTTTAGTAGATTAAGCAAGATACCGATAACAGCAGCAATCAAGCTCGGACCCTTAGCCCAGATCAATTCAATCAACTCAGTCGCAAGCTGTGTAACACCATCCCCTACTACCTTGATAAACTCGACCAAAGCCGGACCGAAAGCCTTAACTAGGGCCTTCAGAGCCTTACCAAGAGCGGGGGCCGCGTTTCGAACAGCATTCGCTACACCTACCAACGCTGCCTCGATTGCAGGAGATGCCGCCGCGATGATGGCTGCACCTGCTGCGATACCCGACGCGATGGCCACCATACCAGTACCGATAGCTGGTCCCGCCATACTGATCACGCTGATAAATGCCGTAAAGGCCATCACCAGAATGGTAATACCAGCGAGAACTCCGACTACGGTCGCTCCGATAGCAGCGATAGCAAGCGCGAGAGCAAGAAGCCCTGGAGTCACAAACTGTGCGATTGCAGCTGCGCCTAGCAGAATCAGAAGGCCACCGGCAAGGCCGATCAGTGCATTACCGATCTGCTCCATACTCATGCCTCCGATAATGGAAAGCGCACCAGCTAGGAGTAGAACTGCGCCAGCGAGCAACGCAACTGCACCAACACCTTCTAGAGAAGCTTCCGCGGAGTTTGCGGCATAGACGAGGCCTGCAATTACAAGACCCAGTCTAAATACAGCACTAAGATAATCGCCCCACGACATGCTGGCAATCTCTTCCAGTGCCTTAGCTGCGATAAGCATGGCACCGGCCATGATAACCAAGCTAAATACTCCGGTTAGAGATTTCACCTCGATGTTGTTCACGGTTAGCACCATCATGACCATTACGGCCGCCATTCCAAGGATACCTTGAATCAAGGTACCTGTTGGAATCGTGCCGAGTAGTGCCACAACACCGGCCAGAACGGCGATAGCCCCCGCGAGCTGGTTCAGTACCACTGCAGTGCCGACCATCTGCCCCAAGGAGTCCTTGCTGTCATCAATGTACTTGACGAAGGCAGCGATACCGGCCATTAGCAGGCCGACTGCGATCAAGCCTTGGGTGATTACTCCCGTGGGAAGTAAACCAAGAAGCGCAACCGGCGCGACCAATAGGTTAATTGCGACTGCCATCCCTAGTAGCGCTGCTACACCGGAGACCATCTTCTTTTCTTTGGAGGCCAGCTTATCGACTACCCTCGCCATGCCCTCGACCATGAGTCCGATGGCGATAAGACCCTGTCCGAGGGTCTTAACATCCATGGATCCCATGATAGCAACTGCGATAGACAGCACGAGTAGTGCGCCACTAAGCATGAAGAGAGCCCCAAACAGAGCACTCATCTTCTTAAGGTCAGTCTTGATCGCAAACAGGCTATTTAGAGCAGTAGTAAGAATCTTAGCCAGGACCCCGATAGCGATTGCGCCTTGAATTAGCTTGTCTGCCGGGAGCATAGCCAAGATGAATAGCGCTCCAACTAGAATCAAGATGGAGACGGCAATATCTCGCAGTGTCTTAGCCTTGATGGCTTCAGTCAGCGAGCTAAGAGCAGTCTTAAGCTCGCCAAACACACCGCTGATCTTACCCATAAGGCCGCTCGCTGAGTCGGTAATACTCTGGAACCCACCAAGTAGGTTCTGAAGAGTCTTGAAACCCATAGCAAGACCGCCACCAAGAAGAGCACCGCTTAGGATGTCACTCAGCGACATTTTCTTCAGACTATCGCCTAGGCCGATCCAGAAACCATAAATCATATCCCCGACGTTTTTTAGGGATGTTCCGATGTTCTTCTTGAATGAAGCGAATGCATCAGAGCTGGCCGCGAAGTCCTTAATCGCACCGAGACCTGATGTGAGTCCGCCAATCAGAGTCGAGATCGCAGTCATAGCCGCTGTAGCTAGAGCTGTGAAACCCTTAGCTACCGATACTAGGACGGCGCCTAGAATACCGAAAGCATCGAATGCGCTTCGAACCGTCTGTGCGAACCCACCGAGAACCTTATTAAGCGTAGATCCAGATGTAGAGACCCCCTCAAGGATATTATCCTTGATATTCTTCAGTGTCTTTCCGAGTTTTCCGAATAGATCCACGACAATTTCGATAAGATCGCCCAGAGGTCCGAACGAATCGATCATAGTCATGAATCCGTTAGAGATTCCGGAGAAAGCCGAGCTGAAGGTCAATCCCTCACCGATGCGCTTAAAACCGTCACCGACTACCTGGCCGAAATTCTTGACAGCGTCGATCTGAGGACCGAAGAAGTCAGCGATAACATCCCCAACTTCTTTAATCTTTTCACCGAATCTCTTGAAGGCTTCCGAGACGGACTTGATGGTTTCATTCCAAGCTAGGAGTAGACCGGGCTTAGATTCTTCCCAGAAGGCTCCGAGAGCCTTGGACGCGTTCTGGACTGCCGTCCCTAGTCCCTTACCGAGGTTCTCAGTAATCGGCTTGATAGAATCACCGAAGGCCTTGACCTTCGCCGACCACTTAGGTCCGATCTCCTTAGCAACGCCTTCCATAGACTTGTAGAAGGAGGTACCCCAATCGGTCACGATCCTGGTGATCTTACCGAACGGGCTAGACGTGTCGTTTAGGAATGCCTCGAACGATCCGCCGAGTCCGGTAAGGCCTCCGATGAGCGGCCCAAATACATTCTTAGCGGCATCCTTAAGAACACCGAAGAATTCTCCGATAGGAGGTAGGACGGCTTCAATAACTGTTCGGATTCCATTGAAGAACGGGGCGATTGCTACGCTCGTAAGCTGGACGAACCAGTCCGCAAGAGACTGAACCCATCCGACCACTGTGCTAAGGACAGATCCGAGAGCTCCGAGAATGTCAATGCCCCCGGTCATCTGGCCGAACCAGTTGGCGAAGACATCAATGATCTCGGAGATCTTACCTCCTACTTGTAGCAGGGGCTTGACTAGGGCTCCGACAAGGATCAGACCGATCTTGATAGCAGCGACGACCACTTGACCGATCGCTACTCCAAATCCGAACAGAGCCTTAACCACCGGCCAGATGATTTGGGCTACCATTTTGAAGATTCGGCCGATGTCCGAAGCCATCTGGTCCGACATGATCAGCCAGTTGGCGATTTCGTGGTGAAGGAACTTCGAGAATTCGAATAGTGCTGCGCCAGCATCACCGGTAAAGACATCCTTGACTGCCTTACCAATTGCAATGAGTGGCTTTGACACGGCCGTCCAAAGATCTCCAAGAGCGTACCACCACTCATACCATCCGCCGAGCTCGTCCCAACGATCCAGGATCCCCTGCATAGCATCGAAAAATGCGCTGATGCCACCATTGACGACGTCGCTGACGCCAGTCCAAAGGGTACGAGCTCGTTCGAAGTCACCGAAGAAGGTTCGGAATAGAGACGCCCAACCAGAGCCCAGAGACTCCGCGACCGTGTCCATGAGCTGAGAGAAAGTCTTAACCTTCGTAGCCGCGTCATTCGCAGTCTCGGCGAGCTTCATAATCTGCTCGGTCTGCTCTTCGGTATAACCAGCATTAAGAAGCTGTTCCTTAGAGAGATCTCCCGTGTATTGGGCAAGCGTCTCGATCATGATCTCAGACGTAAGCCATCCATCAGCCAGAGAGTTCCTGAATGAACCCTTTGCCTCGATGATCTCATCGACCGCGACACCATAGGTTCGAGCGGTTCGCTTAAGCGATTCCTGGAACTGTTCGCCGCCCATACCAGCGTTGACGATCGAGTTCCAGTCCTGCAGCTTCACGACACCTGTTGACAGTGCCTGCGAAAGCTGGTACATAGCCGTGGCTGCCTGTGCCGAAGATGCACCAGACATAGCGGCCACATTGGAAAGGCCCTTAATCGAGGAGACCGATTCCTTCAGACCGACGCCTGCCGAAGTGAACATACCAATGTTCTTGGTCATCTCACTGAACGAGTAAATCGTCTTATCAGCGTACTGGTTCAGCTCATCGAGGGCTGCGTTGATGGTGGCTACCGTCTCACCCTTGGAGAAGGTGTTAGCCTGAATAGTCTGAACCGCGTTAAGCTGGTTCTCGTATTCCCGGAAACCATCCAGAATCGGTCCGAATGCAAAGGAGGTTAGCATCGAGCCGCCAGCCATAATAGCCTTCGACGCGATGTTACCGAGCGCCACAGAAGCAGCGCCTCCCAGCATCGTAAAGTTTGTCGACGTCTGCTTCGCGACTGCACCGATGTTTGCCGTACTCGCAGTTGCCCCCGAAGAGGCCCCGTTGATGGTAGTGTTTACATTCTTAACACTGGTGGCGAGGCCATTCATACCCTTGGCAGCGTTCTGGGCCGCGGGGTTGATTCCATCAAGACCCGTAGTGGCGGTCTTGAAGTTCATTCCCTCCTTGAGCCGGGTGACGTTCTTAAGAACACCCTCGACCTTGGATGAGAACTTAGAGTCATCAAGCTCTAGGCTTACGACCTTGTTTTCAATAGACTTTGCCATGCTACTCGAGTGCCTTTCTCACCATTTCATCGATCTCGTTGAAAATTGGGCGCATGGCAGGGTTGATGTAATCTCGACCCTGTACATATCCGCCCTGTCTAGTACCGTGTCCGTATTGCAGGATGATGGCAATCGGCACCCCATCGACAACATGGGTATTATACCAGACGATCTTAATACCTCGACTGGTTTTAACCGTCTTGTAATCCCAGGAATTGGCTGTTTTACCAGTCTTTTCCGGGGTTGCAGATTGGAGGGCCGCCAAGCCGCGAGAGGCTGCATCACTAAGCACAGAACGAAGGTTCTGATCCTTTACTTTCTGCAACCATTTTGACGTTTCGAAGTCTCCTTTGAAACTCATCTCAATCATGACGGCCCTCCTTTCTGTTAATTGTTGATCACGCGAGTAAGTTCCGTCGCGGTAATCGGCCCCACGATACCATCGGTCGTCACACCGAGGATTCGTTGAACCTCGGCAACGGTATCGTCGTGAGCCTCTTCCGAGAGCTCACCCCAGACACCATCGACCTCAGTTCCGACGACTTCCTGAGCGAACTCGATTCCGCACGGGAAGTTGTTGCCACCCCAGTCAGATGCAGAGACGAGTACGAGCGCACGAAGGTTCAGATCGGAAGCGTCTGCGGAGCAGTGCAGAGCCTTGGCGAGCTGCTCGCGGCGATCAACCGTAGTGACCGCGGGAGGTGCATACGCAGGGGTGACCTCTCCGCCAGACAGACGGTTGTACATCTCGACCGCGTAGCCCATGTAGGCGTCGCGGTACTTGTCTCGGAGCTGGAACGGACAAGCCGTCGAAGAGAAGTCCGAATGCGGGAACACATTCCAACCCCACGTGGGCGAACCCAGACCGTATCCGTAGCAGAGAGCTCCGGTGAGGTAGCCGCCATACTTGATCGTGGCCTCAGAGATGTCCCAAGGCGTACCGTCATTGGGTCCTGTGATGTTGGCGTGCTCAATACCAATAGACTTGGTATTCGCTTCCCAGCTACCGGCATGGTACGCAGTATCGTAATCATGGACAGTCTGTCCGATGGTGCCATCGGCCTCGACCTGGTAGTGCGCCGAAGTTCCGGCGCCTTCCCAGAAGTTACCTACAGTCTCTGTAGACTGACGGACTCCGGCGTTGTGGTGCAGAACGATGAACTCGATGTCCTTACCCTCGCGACCTCGGGTAAACGATCGGTTGATGAAGTACTGCTTATCAGCAATGAGATTTGAAAAATCCACAATTAACCTTTCGAGTTGTATTTAGCCCGACGGGCCTTATTCATAGCTGCTCGTTGAGCTGCTGTTGCACTGGCGCTGGCATTACTGCCGCCCTGTTTAGCGGCGGAAAGCTTAATCAGTGTAAGTAGTCTGTTTAGATTCCACTTGTCGCACTCATACGGGATGTTGAACTGCGACATATACCAGTAGATGAGTTCACTGGTCATGGAATCTTTAGGTCCGCCCCTGGAAGGCGGGTCTAGTAGATGAGTGGCAGAGGCTTCGTCGGCGATGTATTCTGCTATTTTGACCTGAACGTTTCGATCAAGTCGACGCATGAAATCCCCGGGGAGAGGTTCCTCCGACATACATTCTACATAGTACACTGTTTCTTCCGGAGTAGCGGGAGGGTTGTCTAGAAACGAGCGTTTGTAGACTGACTCCCACTTACTCACGGCTGCCAGTGAGTGTGTTAGATGTAAAGTGTACGAAGGCATGGTTACGAACGTGGACGAGTCCTCGTCGAACCGCTCTTCCCCGGGGAGTTCAAGCGTTAGTGAGATCATGCCGCCACGAGCGTCTTAATCTCGTCGGGAGTGAGCAGCGTAGCGGGACCAGCGACGCCATACAGCTTGTCGGTGATCTTCTTGTACTTCTCGGGGGTGAGCTTGGTAGAGTCGATCGTGATCAGCGAGGTGGGCTGAGCACCCGTCACGTTGATCGGAGTCGTCGAGCACTCCCACGAGAACGCGATAGCCTCGGGCGAATCCGAGATGGTGTTGTAAGCCTTCTCGGAAGGTGCCGCCATAGCGCCGTAAACGATGTGAAGGAGCTCACCATACTGGTCACCCTTCGTATCGTTACCCAACTTCGTGCAATAGGAGAACGCGAAGCGAGTACGAGGCTGCTGACCGATGTTGATACCGGCAACGAGAGCAGCCGTGCCATCACACACCCCGAACTCATCGGGGTATGTGTAGGCTTCAATTGTAAACTTCAGGTTCTCCGCCGAAATCAGCGTGAGGTACTTGATGTTGTCTGCGTAGATATCCGTAGACTCAGCGCCTTCAGGGCTCTCCGAAACAGACTTGAGACCGTTCCAAGCAACACCGTTACCGTAACGGTTCTGCTTGAGGTCGAAAGGAAACAGGACGCCCTTGTTGACGCCCGTCTGATAGACGTGTGCGCCCTCTTCGTCCCACTTGATAGGTGCCATGATTTCTCCTTAGAGGTAGGTTGTAAACACGAAGTGATTCATACCCTCAGATACGTACGTCGTGTCTAGTGTTGTGTAAGGTATGTCGAGAATAGCGTCGATCGCATCGGGCTGAGGTTCCTTGGTAATCAGAGTCACTGTGTACTCTTGACTATCCTTATACCGACGATCCGAGGCGTGTGTCGACTTATTACGAGATAGGTGGAATAGTACCGCTGGGTAATCCATCCTAAGGTTCTCGGGAGGTTGGAAGTAGACCCTGTTATGGGCTACCGCCTTCCTGAGTAGGTGTAGGAGATCTTTATACGTGCGCATATAGACCACCTAGGTTGATCGTAACTCGCGGTGGATCAATAGATACCGATAGTACCTCCCATTTTGAACCTTTCCACACTACGTATCGAAGGTCCATGAGATGGTGATTCATCCACGGAGTTAGGATTACGCTAACTTCGTTGGAGAGACGGAGGTTGGTGTTTACGGAATCCGAATTCTTGTACCGATTGGTGATCCTTCGAAGGAATCCCTTAGCCGGTACTTCTTTTCGGTCTTCTATGTAGACACCTTCCTCCGTCTCTACAGTAGTTACGAAGCCTAGCTTACCGCTAAACTTCGACATGGATTCACGCCTTCTTGCGAGAAATCGTGAGGGCCGAGTACGGTGCCGTCAGGGAGCCCGAAAGACGGGTCTCCATGAGGTACTTGTACTGGTTGAAATCCAGGTCAAAGGTTTCAGCCATACCAAGTTCAGCACCGGCGTTAGAGCCGATCGTGTAGTCGCGCAGGTCGACCACGATAGCGAGGAGTTCGGTGTCGGCACCCTTGACCTGGTGCTCGAAACCGTTCATCTGCGGGACGGTGACGATCTTCGAGACGCCCATGGCGGCGGCGAGGGAAGCCTCGGTCTCGTAAATGCGACGACCGTTCTTGTCCTTCAGCAGAAGGAGCGAAACGAGGCGCTTCTTGTCGATGAACAGGGTCGGGGAACCGGAGCCCTCGAGGTCCGCAGACGCCAGGACGATATCGTCGACCAGGGTCTCATCGGTCGTGTCGTGCTCGAGAACCTTGTGGAAGGCGTAGAGGTCGTTCTCCTTGATGATGGGGCGAATCGCCTCCTCATTCACCTTATCCGGATCGGACTCGGTACGACCGTCACCCAGGAGGATCGCACGAGCGATTTCCTCGTTGAGCTTACCCTTCATCTCGGACTTAAGCCAGGAGACGACGTTCATGTCGGTGATGTCGACAATGTCGTCACGATCCAACCTCTGCTTTTTATAGATCGTCGTGGGGGACGTCGTACGCATCAGCAGCTTGATGACCTCGTCGGTCTTCTTGGCCGCCTTCTTCGCGTAACCCTTAGCGCGAGCCTTGTCGTCGCGGATGTCCGCGAAAATGGACTTGATACGAGCAAAGGGGGAGTGCTTCGTACCGTTCATCACGACAGAGACCCAGCTCTGGTCGCGGTCGAGGGTGATCGGCTCGTCCGTGATGCTCTTGGCATCAGGGAACAGATAGCCGATGTTTTCGATTCCATAATCTGCATGGCGCAGTTCCTCGGACAGGGTGGTGCCGTTCGTCTTCGCGCGCTCAACAATAGCGGCGAAATCCGAGTGGGACAGGGTGTTCTGAGCGTCCTTATCGGTGCTCTCGAAGATGTTGTGCTTCATGTTTTCCTCTTCGTCGGTTTCTTCGTCGGTTTCTTCCGAGTCCTCTTCGGAGTCCTCTTCGGATTCCATGTCGATTGCGGCGGCGATCAAGTAGTTGACGGCCTCCATCTGTTCTTCGGTGAGATCCGAGAGAATGTCACCGATGGTACGATCCCCCTCGGGAGAGGAATCTTCTTCGTTGGTGGTTTCTTCGTCTCCACCCTCGAAGTCTTCATGAGTTGCGTCATCCTCCGTCACGCGGATGATGGCAGAGTATCCAGAATCATCGCTGTGAGCCACAGAGACGTTCTCGATGGTAGCTCCAGGATTGGCCCCTCGCAGAACAAGGGAAACCTCAACGATGTTTCCGTGTTCGACAACGGGACCCTTCTGTCGGAGCTGGTTTGCGAAGATCGACATAGCGTTAATGTCGCCATGCTCAATCAGTTCGCGTGCGTGTTCAGCCTGCTGGCTCCCATTAAAGAAGCCGTAGGCGTAGACGCCATTACCTCGGTTCTCGAGCATTGCATGACCGAGAACATTGGTGACTTCGCCGTGACCGTGCTGCCAAACAAGAGGCACAACGGCCCCATCGTTCTGCGAGAATGCATCGTGGCCGATAGTTCGACCATCGCTGCACTTAACGCCGGCAACAGTGGCCCAGCCGTCGAAGTCGGCCTTGCTAGTGTCAAGCTTCGACACTGTCATTTTGAACCTCCTGTTTGGTTTCCGCGTTTGCGGAACTTGTGTACGGGTTCGCCAGTTGATCAGCCTTAGGATCTGTAGCCTGAGGCAGACCAATAATGGATCGAATCTCGTTAGGTGTCATCACCAGGTTGGTGATAAACGTTTGAGCCATCGATGCCACCGAGTCCAGAGACGCTGACGAGAACGGATCACGAACGTAGATGATACGCTGACCCTGAGTTCGAGCGGTTCTGGTCAGGAAGACCATCGTGGCCGACTTGGTGATACTGTCCAAGATCGGACGCACGGTCCTGTTGTAGTAGGACAGGTTGGTCTCAGCATCCGCGGTACCATTGAATACGCTCTCGGTAAAACCTAGCGCGTTGTAGAGTTGCTCCGTCAGATACTTAACCTGCTCAAGTAGGTTGTTCTCCACCGGACGGTTCAACTGAGTGATCTTCTCTGCTCCATCGACGTAGGCTACGCCGATTTCAGAGTTTCGAAGCTGCGATTCAATGGCCTCGCGTCGGCTTTCCGCCTGTTGCTGTCTAAGTTCGCCTCGTACCGAATACGGAAGCTGGATAATAAGATCCAGTTTCTTACCCAAGGCACTATTATCAATGGCGTCTAGTGCATCGAGCTTTCGTGCGAGTCGCTGGGCCAACGAGCCGTTGGTCGCAGTGACATCGTACAGTGGCGAATGGACAACGCAGACAGAATGTTTAGAAACTGTGATCGTTTCTCGGTTACCGGTACGGTCGTTATAGACATCTACATCGACCGAATCAGTGTACCAGTTTACAACACGACCTACACGCATCGAAAGGACATCAAACGAGCCGTCTTCGTTCAGTTGGATGTCTGTATCGACTGGTACCAGAACCGCAGACCCGTATTCAAGCATCGTATACACGAGTTCATAGATCAGACTATTGGATGTCTGGTCTACGTTAGCCATCAACGAAAGGCATTCGTTTAGCTTGGACGGTTGTTCTGAATCATACCTGCCATTTTGATCGACACGGACATGACGAATCGGCGTGTTAGAGACGTCCAACGCAATCTTGTTATAAAGCGTTTGGACTAGGTTAACACTTCCGCCAGATCGATACCTAGGTCTGTATTCACTATATGTCCGGGTAGTCAACGAATGAGAGTCGTTGTTTGTGAACACATTCCAGGCTTTTGTAAGTCTCGATCGGATACCCATACAACCTCCTTTCCTTACGCGAAGTCGTCTAGTTGTTGTTTGTATGCAACCCAAGCGTCCATCAATGCTGCGACGCTGTCGATCTTAAGATCCATTCGTTTCTTAAGAATCTTTCGGTTGCCGTTAGTGTCCTCGATGGTGATGGTGTTACCCATCGCCCAGGACATTAACTCTTGATCGAATAGTAGATGTCTATCCGAAGATAGCTTCTTCAATTCGCCAAGCGGTACTGATTCCGTCCTAGCTCCCTGGATGACCTTATGAACGCCGTAGGGTCCGTTTTCAGTCACCCATCGCTCGACGAACTCACGTGCATTGTAGGGGTCGTAGCCAAATGCTCGAACATCGAACTCCGAACGGATGATAAAATCATCCAGATCGTTGTAGACTGCGATCATATCGAGAATTGTCCCGTCCATGACTTGAAGGGAGCCTTCTCGAATGAAAGATTCGTATTTGACGCGACCTGCGGCCGGTAGTTTATCGAACGTTCTAGTAGTGATGTACGCTCGGGTCTTTACTCCGAAGGTACCGTCACCTAGCGGGAAGAGGAATGTAAAGGCACAGAAGTCGTCACCCTGTGACAGGTCCGCTCCCATTGCGCATGGCATCTGCCAGTACTCTCGTTTCTGATGGGGTATCGTTTCTTCATAAGTAAAGAAGTACGTATACCCCTCCATGGGGATACCAAAACGCTTGGCCAAGATGTCGTTACGGGCTGAGGGCACATTTTCAGCTCGAGCGACGTCTCGTTGGTAGGTATCGTAAGACACGGTCTTACCGATGTTCGGCTGCGCCTTGATCCACATGTTAGGATCAGCCACTTCTTCCACTTCGTCCAGTCTGTAGTACCAGATGGACGTGTGCGGATCGTAGTAGTCTCCCTTTAGGATGCTAAGTAACTCCATTTTGATGGAATCGCCGATACCGTTTCGGACTGTGCCCTCCGAAGACACGGCAAGGATCACCCAATCGTTAAGTTTGGATGCGCCCTGCTCTAGAGCAGAGATGACGTCTTGCCTAACGTCTCCGGATAGCCATTCATCTACGGTATTCACTTTGGTTCGGAGACCCTGAAGTTTGTCAACGTTCATGGGTCGAACTTCAAGTAGCGATTTAGTCGAGAAGTTCTCGATCCCGCGCTTTGTAGGTGTCAGGAGGGCCTTGTTTCGGTTCCCTCCCGACGTTGAGTGTACGCTACCGGCGGTTAGAAACTTGAAAAGAGGTCCCCTAGACCGCGTGATAGCAGTCTTAAAAGGACTTAGCGTCTCTTCTGCCTGAGGCATCGTTGGTGCTGTTGCGACTTGATGCGTAGTCGCCGTATCAATCGTAAGGAAATACGCGTGAATGAACGACATATACATCGATTTGGCGGCGCCTCGAGCGACGATAAGATACTGCTTATTCACAAGCCTTCTCTTCTCGTCTACCTGAACGTACTTACCTTCGTGGCCGTTCTCATCCGGTATGAATTTGGTGACTCGTTCGAAGTAGAACCATGACAGCAGACTCTCGGCCCAAAGTTTGAAGCTGTCGAGTAGCGTCAGGTCTGCTCCGTCAGTCAGAGTCATCTCGTTGTTGCAGAAAGCGATGAAGCCCTCGATTGCCTGGTCGTCGTAATAGTAACGAGGATTAGCAATAAGATCATCAATACGGTTCATCTCCATTTCAATGGTTCGAGAGACCGGAATTTCTCCAGCTAGGACTTTATCTCGGAATTCTCCATAGTATTTTGGTGTGGCCGTATTAGACAGCGTCACTACTTCTTATCCTTCTTCTTTATGACCTCGGAAAGACCTGTAGCTCGATCAGCTTCCTTAGCCAGGGCCTTGATGCTACCCGTAGACAGGTTGGAATCGATGGCTCCGATGAGCATATCGCTAGCCTTCTTAGCTGCATACTTGGTCAGGTTCGAGCTGGCCTCACTCACAAACGTGTCTGCGAGCTTCGCGAACTGAGATCGGTTGGCCTTCTCATACTCTGCGAGCTTTGCCTTCAGTTCGGAGTTGGTCTTCTCGAGCTGGAGACGCTTATTTTGTTCGATGAGATCTGTAGTGGTCAGATTCTTGGGGAGTGCCTTCCTCTGGTCTCGAGTAAGACCGCCCTTTGGTGTGGTCGCATACTTCTCAAGCTTAGCTTGCTTTTCTGCTTCCTTAGCCTTTTTCTTCTCTTCGCGCTCGTGCTGTTTGACTTCACGCTCGTGCTTCTTCTTCGCACGCTCTGCATCTCGCTCTTTCTTCTTCTGGGCCTGTTCGGCCTTCCGAGCTTCTCGAAGCTTCTGGTTTTCAAGCTTCTTGCGAGCTGCCTCGGCCTTCTTTTGAGCGCGTTCGGCGCTGGAGTTTGA